TAAGTGTTGCAAGCTTTTGGTTTCTAGCTCTCGTACGCGAGCTAGGTCGGCTTCTTGCTCTACCACCAACCCTGTTTGATGGTTAAGGGCAGCTTGCGCCTTTCGCTTTTGCTCAGCTGAGGCTGTTGAGCTGTCTAGGATTTTTTTATTGTTTTCCATTGCAGCTTTGGTTTTATCCAAAGCCGTAGCAAAACGGTTTACTGCATCGCTATTAATGTCTGTGGCAGGTTTGAGCTTGTTAGCAGCGTTAACTAGTTTATCCAGCTCTGCGGTTAAACCCAGTGCGGCCGCAGCTGCCTGAACCGATGCTGGCACAGTTTGGTCTGTGGCGTTGGCAGCTTCAACGGCGGCTTTGGCCCACTTCAAAAAGGCTTGTTGCTGCATCGCAACTGGCTCATTGCTTTGTTGGAGTAGTTCAAACGCTCCTTGTAATTTAGTCGCCGTTTGAGTGAGTGCGTCGGCGCTGGTTATGCCCAGCTCCTTGTAGGCTTTTTTTACATCACCTGCGAGATATGCTTGGCGCGCTAATGATTCGTTGTGGCTTTCGAACTTAGCTTTTAATGAATCCAGTAATACTAATTGTTGGCTATACTCAGCCCCAGCACCAGCGAGTGCAGTACGTGCAGACTCAATGGATTGGATAAAACCATCAACACCAGCGCGTACACCATTTAGGTTTTGCGCCTGTTGCTCTAAAGTTTCTATTACACGTAATGCCTCTGGAATTGTGAGCCTAAGTAGCTCTTGGCGCTTGCGCTCTTCTTCAGCGGCAATGCGTGTGGCTTCAGCGAGTGCTTCCGCTTTACGTGCTGCGTTTTCATAGGCTCCGGTGGTTTCATTCATGACCAGCGTGCCAGCAGCCACGGCGGCTTCCACTTCTTCTAAACTGGTAACAAGAATGCCTGTGGTTGAGCTTATTAACTCAAACTCGCCTTTTAGCTTGGCAGCTTGTAACTCGGCATTGCGCTGACTTTCCGCGACGCCTGCTTCAGCAACTTTTAAATTTTGATACTCACCAATCAGGTTAATAACCTCATTGGTGAGCGCTAAATAAACACCGCCACGGGCAATCACACCTGCCACATTACGCCAGCGATTTGCAGCAACGGTCGCAGCATTGGTGGCTGTTGTCGCTGCGGTTACGGCGGCTCTATAGGTAACAAATGCCCGGGTGGCACTCACTGCACCTGCCACAACACTACTAAAATAAGAGCCGATTTTAAGGGCGAGCCACGCTTTGGCTACAAATCCTATTTCTTCACGGTATTCATATAAGGTGCTTATGGTGTCTTTTATCGCTGTGCCGGTTGCCACGATGGTGTCGCTGATTGACTGCGCCCATTCTTGCAATCGGCCATCAGCTGCCATTGCCGTAAATTCTTTGTTTAGTTCACCAATCTGGCCCTTGAGCCAATCCATTGCACCAGACTTAGCAATGAGGTTATAAAACTGTTCCAGATTGTCTTTTGCGTTAGAGACCTGGCCGCTAAATAGTGCCATTTGTGCCGCTGCACTGCCTGTGCTGGTTCTGCCCATTTCGTCAATCAGCTGTTTGATAACGTCACGGCCTAGCTGGCCTGCGCTACTTAACTTTTGTAGTTCCTGGACGTTCTTACCTGTGACCGTTTGCAGCATATCCCATACAGGAATACCACGTTCAACTAGCTGCAAAATCTCTTCACCTTGCAGTTTCTGTTTAGCCCAAGCTTGGCCAAGTGCGAGGCTTATCCCTTCAACTTCCTGATAACTGCCGCCGAGCTTTAAAGCGCTGTCCGTGATGGATTGCAGCGTGCCGTCCATTGGGTCTAACCCAAAGGCTTTGAGCTTCACAAATGCTTGGCTAACTTCACCGAGCTGAAGCGGTGTATTTTTAGTAAATTCAGTTATCCAGGCACTGGCCTTTTCGCCTTGGGCAATGCTGCCCATCAGGCCATTCATTTGCACCTGGAGCTTTTCAAACTTATCGCCCGTTTCAAACACGGAGCGAACGGCTTGGCCAACTTGGTCTAACCCAAAGTAGGCAGCAGCAACCGCCGCGATTTGACTAGCGACGTTACCAAGGCTTTTTGCATGTGCTTGTTGGGCGGCACTGCCTTGTTTTAGGTCTTGCGTAAACCCATCAGCGGCTTTACCAGCTTGGTTAAAACGTCCAGCTAGTTCGCGTTTGGCAATGCTTAGGTTGTTGGTATCGAGACCCGTTCGTTTTAGCTCTTGTTGCAGTGCATTGTGTTTGGTAGTTTGCTGCGTCAGCTCAGCCCGCATTTGCTGCAAGTCGCGCTCTGCAAGGTCAATGCCTCGGGCAAGCTCTACAAATGGCTTACTGGTGTCTTGTGCTTGTTTTTGTAATTGGTCTAGCGCATGGGCCGCAGCAGCCGTGGCAATTTCTTGTTCTTCAAGCTCTCGCTTGGAACGCTCAAAAGCGCGGATAAGTTCCTGCTGGTTGCCAAGGTCGTCTATTACATCCGCGAGCACGCCTGCTTTTTGGCTCGCGTTCGTTGTAGCTGTGCCGACCTGGTTTAAATCATCGCTCAGTGCTTGCGTACTGCTCGCCGTAGTTTTCGCGTTATTTGCGACGTCTCTGAGTGATTCCCCCAGCTTAGCGCTAGCGGTAGTTGACGACGCTAAGTCATCGGCAAGTTCAGTTGATTGCTTACTCGTTTGCTTTGCAGCTTGAGCCGTCTCATCTAAATTCTGGCCGAGTTGATCTGTGGCAGGTGCAGCATCATCTGCGCTTTGCTCAATACGGCGCAGCTCAGCAACTAACTGTTCAAGGTTTTGTTTGCCAGTGGCTTCGGCCACTATTCGGAGTGCAAGTTCAAGAGTCTTATTAGCCATTACAACCGCTCAGTTTGAAAATGAGTTTAAGGATTTGAAAAAGGGGCCGAAGCCCCAACGGGAGCTATGCGTCTAATTCGGTATAGGTGAATGGGGTTGCTTTACCTGCTGGCAGCTTGGCAGTACCCGCTAGGCCGCCACTCACAAACTCACTGGCTGCAAAATCAATTTCTTTATCTGGCATCAGTGACACGTCGTATACTTCCAGCTCAATGGCTTTACCGTTGGCAAGGTTGGTTCCCTCACCAAAAATACGCGCTCGAACTTGTGATTCAATGCCACCTTGGATGGTTTTACCGCTTCGCGCATTGTGTTGATAGCTCACGGTAATGCTACCACCTGCATCTACTTCGCCACCTTTGACAGAGCGGATCAAACCCAGTGCATAGTTGATCTCAAAATCAGTCCCTAGCGTGAGTGTGGTCGTTGCCTGCTTAACCGTAAGACCTTCAGCGGCTAGGTTCTTATGGCCAAGCTCTAGCCAGCCCTGGTTGGCGGGCAAGGTTTTTGCTGCATCTGTTACCGTGCCGCTGGCTTCGTTTAGATCAACCACTTTACCCATCAGCGCCATTGCCAATAACTCAGAGGGTTGGTCGTCAAACTCGCACGACACTTCAGCAGGCTTGGCAATCTTGACGTCATCTAACGCTTGGCCATAAGACTCTTTTTTACGAGATGCACGAGTCTTGGTCTCAGCTTCGGTTTTGATGCTGAGCTTGGTCATATTGATAGGGCCAAAAATACCGAGGCTTTGGCCTTGTGGGTTTAATCGGTCAATAAAGAAATTGCCCGCTACTAGTAAGCCACTCATGTAAGTGCTCCTTTAAACTTCATTTGACAGGTAAAGGCCAGCGGGTAAAACGCATGGCCGCTTGTGTATCTTGGTTTGATTGGGGTGTTAATGCGCTGCCAAGGGCCAGCGTCGCCAGTCATCTTTCCGGCAATGGCACGAATGGTAGCGGCAATGTTTTTGCCTGCGGTTTTGCTGGCTTTTCGCTCAGCTAAGATGACAAGCCAAGTTTGCGTTAACAGGGTATTAGCTCCAGCGTAAGCGCTCTCCTTTAATTGCTCGCCGTAGTAGAGATAATACAAGGCCGGGGTATGATTGGTTTTGTCTATCTCTGCTAGGTCATCAAGCGCCTTAACTTGGCGTATGCCAGGCACTGCACTTAGGGCAGTTTCTAACAGTTGGCCTGCCGCTAAAAAGTCATCTTTAATTTCAAACATCAGATGAATCCCTTGGCTTTACTGCGAGCAAATACGCTGCCTGCTGATTCCATCACGGCGGTGTCGTTAGTCTCCGCTTTATCACCTTGACTATCGATACCCAGCGACACAGTGCCTGCATTCACCGCTTTTAAAAACTTCACTGCATCCATGTAGCGTTGGTGAATATGCTCCGGCGCGTTATCGCCACTTAAAAAGTAGCGGGCAATATCACAACAAATGCGTACTAATGCCGTGGGTACAATGTTAAGTGGCAGCATGTAACGGCCAGATAAGTAGGCGTTAATCTCTGCTGTGGCATCTTCAAGGGCTTGCGTGAGCACAGTCATATCCACTTCACCTGGTGTGCTGTGCTCACGCTCAGTAAGCAGCACCAAATCTTGGTGATTAAAGCGGTTTTGCATGTCTTCAGCGGCAGCGTAGGTCATGGCTTATTGCTCCACGTTGACAACATGTGTTTGATACCAAGCCCATGCCTCATCTCGCTCGGCGGCTGACGGTTTTTGCTCGCCATCAACGCCATCCACTTCAAACGCCAACTCATCCACGTTGGGCTTTTTGGTTGGCTTCAGCTCATATAATGCTGCAATGATGTGCGCCAGTTCTTCAGGGGCTTGACTCAAGTCCAGTGCTACATCGCCGCCCATACTTCCTGACTCCAAGTGTGATTGCGTCGCTGCACTTTCACTTGCTTGTATAACTTGCACCGTAAGGCGTGTATCTTTTTTAAGCGCTTCAAGCTGAGGCTCGGTAACACGGTGCTCGTTAATGCCACGCTTGAGGGTAATGCTGGCGCGGCGGTAGCCATCAGGTTGCTGAGAGATAATGCGCACAGGGTAAATAGTCGGTTCAGCCATTTCATTTTTCATCCTATGGGTTGGCCCCACGCAGGGGCGCAGGTATTAGAGGTAGTCGGCAACAACCAGCGTTAAACGGTTTTTTAACTCGTTCGAGCTGTTGGCATCGAGTTCGCGTTCAAGTAAGCGCGTGGCGACTTTTTCAAGGCCTGGTGGCACAACCAAGGTGGTTGGGCGAATGCCTAGCTTGCGGCCGCCATCGGCTTTAAATTCGCGCATTTTCGTAATGGCATCCCACAGGTTGTCGGCATTCAGTTCACGATTGTTACCAAAGGCGAGTTGCCAAAAACTAAAGCCCGCTGCATCGCGACAATCGGTGCCGTATCTGAATAGCTTGCTGGTAAACACCGCTTCGTCATCCAGTTTGGTCATCGATGTAAATTGTGGCTTTTTGCGCTCTTGGAAAATAATCGGTTTAAGTACTTTTGAGGTGTCGAGCACATACCAAGCGGGGCCAGTGTATGCGCCATCAGCAGCCATATTGGCGACGCTTTCAACCGCGCCGGAGCCATCTACTTTTTCATACACGGGGTGGTCGGTATCAAAGTAGTTTTGGCCGTCGTAACACAACGTCGTAAAACCAGAGGCTAACAGCGGGTAACACACTTCATCAGGGTGAATGGCTGCGCTTCGCCCCATTTCTTGCATCAGTGGTGCGTAAATGCCCAGTTCGTCGTCTTCAATGTCGTTACGGTCAACACTGATAGAGGCTTCCCAGTCGTCATTTACAATGCTGTAGGCGTGTGCTTTCATCGATTGCAATTGGCGGTCGCCCACCCATTTTTGCAGTGAGGGAAATTTACCTAACCAGCCATAGGTGTTGCTTTTGGTGGTCGAAGGTATCACCGTGGCAATTTGCGTAAACGACGGCTTCGCCTCGTCTAAGCCATTTTGAAAGTTTTTTTTGAACCCAACTTGTAGGCTGGTTAATAGTGCGGGAGTAATAATCGCCATTACTGGTCTTCCTCTTTCAGTGCTGCGTAATCTTTGTGGCTAATACCCAGTTGGTCAGCCGCGTATTTATCCTCGACAGACAAAGCGGCAACGCCTGTTTTGTCCTGCGATGGTGTTGGGGTTGGTTTGGACTGCTGAGCGTTTAGCGCTGCAATAGGTTGGCGGCTATCTAACACTGCATTGAGGGCGGCAAGTCCGTTTTGCTCACCAAGCTGCTTGAGGTAATCAATCTCGGCAGCAATCACGCGGCCCTCAGCTTTGGCTTTATCAATAGCGGTTTCAATAGTCACGCCTTGGTGCTGGCTATTGAGTGCGGCTAGTTCGCCACGTAGTGCATTGTGTACATCAACTGGCACAAACTTGGTTAAATCCACTGTAGTATTCGACGTGGCTTGTTGAATTTGCGTGTTCAAGGCAGCAATTTGCTTGTCTTTACCTTCTGCGCCATCGGCCTTGCTTTTCAGCTCGGTAATGGCCGATTTGCCTTTTTCGATATGCTCGCTGGTAACATCACCGTCCACGGTAATGCCAAGCGCAGCGAGGAGTTGCTGGGCTTCGTTCATCTTGGGTGCTCCTGAGGAGTATTGCAGGTTTAACACTGCTACCTCTTCCATGCCCAGTACTGCGGGGTCATTGGTTAAGGCAACGTGAAGTAATTTGAATGGGCGACCTGTAGACTTGTCGTAAGCAAACACGGGACTAACGTAGCGGTACTCTTTATTGCGCAGCGCACTCAGTGCCGCCGTAGTCCACTTAACGTTCTTGGCATATACGCCTTCGCCTGGTACGTATTCCAAACCGTCGGATGCAAACCAACCAGCCGCTGGTGCAGGTTGGCCGTTCTGTGCTTTAAAAAGAGTTTGGTGGTCGTAATCAAAGAGGTAATCGTTAGCACGGCTAAGGGCGGCGGTTTTAAGATTATTAAATGCCGTTTCATCCATTAGCCATTTATTGCCTGGTACTTCAAATGGTCTACCGTCATGGCCAGAGAATGCCCCATCAGGCATAAGCAGCACGCGAGGGCTAATACCACTTTCTTCAGGTTCGCTTGCCAAGCTACATACCGCAAGGCCAAAATGCTGCGCTTGTGTATTACACACAGCAACAGAAGTCACCTCCATGTGTGATTGCTTGTGCTGGCCGTTTATGGATTGTTGCGTTGAGGTATTTTGCATGTTCTGGCACTAAAACGTTTGTCTTGGTGCCAGTATGTGGATTTGGGTTGGAAGTGTATTTTAAACTGGGTTAATAAATGAATTATATGCCAATTATGATTAGTTTTGATTCTGCTTTAAATGTTGATCCAGTTTCTCTTTGAGCGAGTAGAACATTTGTCGCGTTTCTCTCAATTGAGAAACATTATTGACCTCGTTAGAATCTAAAAAAGGGTTTTTATATAATTCAATATGTTCAATCAAATTGTCCATGGAGTGGAGAGTGTCACATACACACAGCCTTATTAGCTTAGCTGTGTAAGTGTCTTTTTCATTGAGCATTCTTTTCACAAAAGACCCTGCTTTGAGACAAACACTATGAGAACGAATTATATAAGCATTCGAATTAGCCCCAAGAATTGAGTGCTGAACATCGCAAATTCTTAGGTCGTAAAGCGATTGTGTGAATAGAGGTTCTAACGCCTGGAATGAGTCTAGAAGATTATGTAAAGCAATGCTCTGCCTTTCAAAGTTAACCTTTTCGACTTGAAGCACTCTCTGCTCGTGCAGATTTCTTTCAGCTTGTTCTTGTGCCTCTTTATAGTTCTTTGCAGCAAGCGAATTAGAATGTTGCTGCGCTTTTATTGATTTCATAGCGATTACCAAAGCCAGAAATGCGAATACAGGGGAGAGGATACCTCCAAAAAAACTGCCAAAGTGTGACCAAGGCTCGGTTGAGCTACTGAATCCGTAGCCGGGGCCGATCCCCCAAAGAATAATTAGCGAAATAATTGTGCATATTGACAAAAAAATCGGAGTCTTTATCACTGCTGGAAAGTTTCTCATCTTGTTTACTCGGTTCCTTTATCACTTTTTGGATTTTTGATATCCAATTTTTTAATTAACTCAATGATGATCTCTTGGGTATTCAACGGAAAGCTATCAGTTTGCTCGCTTTGTCTATGGCCGAATAATTTATGGGCTATTGCCGTTTTTATCTCTTGCTGGGCTTCTAGGTCTAATGATGAGATATACGGAGTGATCGTTGTTAGCTCTAAGGCGGTTTGATGGAAGCTGTATTGTTGTTGACGGTGCTTTGTTGATTCACGAGATAAGTATGCAGCTGGAACCGATAGGGCAAAAATTAGAACTGTCCTGAATATGGACTCTTGCCAATCTAAGCCAAACTTAGCTAGGTCCCAAAACGTATAGCACACTATACCTACAATTAAAGTCATAAATGCCAATGAACCATATCTAGTATAATCGGCTGCGATCTTTTCTGTTTTCGCACTTTCGCTAAAATCATTTGCGATTACTTTTTGTGAAGTTACTGATAGTAGGTCTTCGATGGTGCTTATTTTCTCATCGACTTGTGCTGCTGTCTCTTCAAGCATTCTAGATACATCATGAGAATACTTATTAGACTTGGCAATAGCTTGATTTAGCTGTTCTTCAAACTCAAGAATTCTACTTTCCTTACTACTGGTATAATTCTCAAAATCATCTTTAATTTCAAATAACTTCGTTGTAACAGCGTTGAACTTGTGCTCTTGAGTCAGTAATTGGTTTTTGAGCCTTTGAATAAGCTCTTCTGCAGTGTTATCTAATTCGTTGAAATTATTGGAGTGATCATTGTTTATGGAAATAGCATCTTGAAAGTTAAGTAGACTTAACATGATGCCATTAGCTAATTCTGCGTCATCTCTGATCTTGACAACCAACTCCTTAGTCTCAGCGGTAAATTTTTGGCCGTGTGCAATCTCGGATTCTAAAAACCTCAGAGAGCTGACGAAAAATTCGAAGTTACTTTTCAGATTTTGAATTACATGGCCATCACGTCTTCTGTTGAGATTAAGTATAACTCTATTATTCGAAATGCTCTTTATAATGTTATCTGCCAACATTTGGCTTTGTTTGATCGATCCGCTCAGCCGGTTTTCTTTATCTTTGATGATGTCACTTAAGTCTGATAGACTTTTTTCAAGCGATTGAAGAATGGTTTTAATTTTAAAAATATCGCTATTAACTGCCATTTTATTTCCTTACCTAGCGCACAGAGCTTTAAACTGATTCTAGAAACGTTTCGAAACGCCTTTAACAGCCATATTACACTACACAACACCCAACGCTAGCACTTGAACATGTAAAAACGCCTCAGAGGGTTTCTGAGGCGTTTTTTAGTTTTCGGTAAAATAGTTGCTGAGAGTGTCCAAAATATTGGTTTCTTCATTGAGGCTTATCCCTAAATACTCACGCTGTGGAATGGCAGCAGGGCCAGGTGCCATTTCTGGCAAGCCGCCAAAGTTATGAATAGCAGCGTAAGGCTTGTTACTCCCAATTTGCGCCCAAAACGCGCCGCTATCTGCGGCAATGCTGGCTGCTAGTCCTCCAGCACTTACCTGTAGCATTTGCCCACCAACACGTTTGGGGTTTTGTTTTAGGTAGTTTTCACTAAGCGCTGGCCATGCCTCGCCTGTTACTGGGCTACGCTCTTCAGTAAAGGCGTCTTCCGTTGCGCCTTCCATAATGGCGGCTATCTCATTCATTGGATCGCTCAGGTCATCAAAGCGCAGTGCTATTTGTTCAAGCACCTGAGTTGCATCACCGCTTGTGAGTATTTCAATCTTAGTGGTCATATTGTAATCACTTGGCTGTTGGGTAATAATTGTTTGTGGCGGTGGTGTACCCCGATAGGTAAGGGGCTGTCTAACAGTGATGTGAGTTCGATTCTCACCCTACCGCCATACTTCATACAACCCACCGCTAATAGCTGCATCAATGGTGAGCGTCTTAACTTTTAGTGCATTAATTAATGTGTCTAACTCAATTCCTTTACCCTGATAACGCACCACAACCTTAATTGACTCTTCACCATCACGTTTTACATACAGCAGTTCGTTGCGTTCACGTTCCCATAGTACTTGAACTTTTGGGTCATTTATCAAAGTGCTTAACTCTGTATAGGCTTTTAGCGCTAAAGCTGTACCGTTTGCTTGGTGTTTCTCGCTGTGCGCATGGGCCAGCGCACGCTCAGATAAAATCAAAGTACGGGCCGCATCAATGCCCTTATCTTGGAGCTTTTGGCTAATGTCATCACCTAAAAAACTCACCACCGTTTTATGTTGTGGCCTTGGGCCATTAGCCTTTAAGCCTACCTTATCGCCAGCAAGCTTTGCTGCTTGAAAGCGCTCTATACGCTCGATGCTTTTACGCGTCCACAGCTCAAATGCTTTAGCCCGTTCATCACTATTGTTGAGCGCCTGAATGGTCTCAGCGCGTAACTGTACGTCTTCCACTTTGCCCAGCTTAACTGCCACGGCGACATCGGTGCCAAAGGCTGATTGGCCAGGCGAATAGGCCCAGCCCACATCTGGCGTCATTACATCGCCACTGGGTAACTTAACTCGTGCATGCTCAGTGGTTTTAACTTCGCCAGATTCGCGGCTCACAATCTCTGCATCAAATTGCTGTACATAGCCGCTACCGTCTTCTACGGTTAAGCCACGCGCTTTTACTTGCTCTGCGGTGAGCGCACGAACGCGACAGCGGCAACCCCAGCCATTGGGCGGGAATATGGTTTGCCAAATGGGGTCATCAAACCTAAACACTTTCCCATGCAGCAGCCTATGTTCAGGCCGTGTCTGTGCATCATCAATAGCAACATACTGCCAATACGGATGCGTTTTACTGCGAGCCAACATGCGGCGATAGCGGCCACTCATATAGGCGGTTTGTAGATTGGTGCGGTAAATATTATTTAAGCGATAGGGGCTGCCCAGTTGAACGCTATCACCTTGCTCATTTTTGGTTTTGCCCCACCAACCAAGCTTTTGCAGCTCTGGCGTTAGCTGCTCTCTAAATTGTTTTGCCGTTAAGCCTTCAGCAAGCGCCGTGTCGGTGTACTTGCGTATCGCCTCTAGTACTTCCATGCTCTGCACCCGCGCCACAGTAAATGCTTTGGCGTGCGCTGTAGTCAGCACATCGTGCCATTCATCGCTTATCGCATAACCTTTAGATTTAAAGTAAGCCACAGCATCCGCAGGTGGCTTATTGAAAGCAATACTGAGATCAATCATTGATCATGCCCCAAATCTCACTCACAAAAATCAGCTTGGTGAGCATTTCGGTCAGTTGGTCTTGGTCAACTGCGGGATAAAGTTCGGCAAGCTCAATAGCGGCTAACTCTTCGCTTTGGTTAAGTTTGTCCAAAAGTGGCTGAAGCGTGGCTTTGTACTCTTCGCGCATATCGCCACTGGTGATTGCATCAATGGCAGTATCTAGTTCTGTTTGCGTGCTGCGTGTTTGGTATTCCGCATTAAGTGCGGCCACTGCTGTATTGAGTGCGGCAGTACTAGACGGTTTGCCAAGTACTGGCTCGTTGTTGGTAGGGATTGGGATTTGTAGCTTTTCGTTAGCCCAATGTACGGGAATTTGCACACCTGTCTCAACGAGCAACTTTAGTGCAGGTGCTAACCTTGCAATATCCTCAGACTCTGTTTTATCAAACTCAAAGTGTGGCAACCGACGATTGCCCTGGTAGGATTTTCCATTTAGGGCGTACATGGGATAAATCAAATCACGTGTAATGGTCTGCTCCAGCTGTTTTAAATCACTTAGTGTGATGTCTTGCATCACTTCTAAATGCACGTTACCAAGTGCATTAGTGCTGGTTTTGCCGTCTGCCTGGGTGGTAAGTGTTGCACCGATGATAGCTTTTGATTGTGTTAGCTCGCACCAGCGGATCATGCTTTCAAACGGATCTGCTTGCCCGTTTGCGGCGCTTTGAAAATCAATCTCCATTCCTCTTGGTATGATACCGCCAGCGTTATGGCCAATCGCCATCACGGCACGCAGGAGTGTGGCTTTCTCAGCATCGGTTGCACCGCTTGGGTACTTACCAACGCGTACAGGCAAACCGTAGATCTCTAAAAACTCCGCTAAGTCTCGTACGCTAAAATTCTTAAATAGGAATGGCCAAGCAAGTACGGAGAGCAATCCAGCCCTATGGACATAACCCGATTTTGATTTATGAATATGCAGCGCCCAGCCAAACGGGTTGAGGGCTTCGCCTTCGTCGCTGCTGTCATTAAGCATAATGCGGTTAAAGTCGTTGGGGTGGGTTTTAAATATGTTTTGGTCACGGTGAGTGCAACCTGTGATCATTTGCTGTTTATCTAAATATTCCCAATGTAGCTCGTTGGCGCTAAAACCTTTTAATATGGCATCAGTCGCATCAAACAAAAAGTCATTAAACCAAGTAGCATCTTCAAGCCACTCGTTAAGCATATCGGTATCACGTTTTTCGGCACTACTCGGATTACGAGGTGGTTTAACTTCCCAATCGTAACCAAGCACAGCGCGGCGACGCTTGCCCAGTTCGCAGCTTATGTGGCCGTCTTTGTCCTCGATGTCTTTGGCCAAATCAGCCATCGCAGCCAAATTGCCTTCTTCCGCTTCTTTTAGCAAGCTGGCCAGCTTTGCAGGGGTTAGCCCCTGCGTTGGGTGTTCTGCATATTGCCTAAGCAACATGCCCACTTGGGCATTTTCTTCAGTTTGATTTTGATCTAGCTTATTAACTGATAGCGGATCGCCATTAATGTCTACTAGCATAGTTATACTCGCAAAATAGGTTTGATTGATACCACGTATACATCGAGGTCAAGGGTGTAGCGTTCAGCAGCTTCATAGCTGGGAGCCTCAATATCTATAAAGCCGCCAACGGTGGTAAAGATGTATTCGAACTTGATACGCCAGCGCATTACCAGCACCCCGCGCCCTGAAAACTGCCTAGGTCTTCGTAGTTAAAGTCGTTGCTGCCACTTTTGCTTGGTAGCGGAGTGAACTCAATGGCGCTGCCATCCATCCAACTGGCGCGGTTGGCCATGGCTAAACCCACCGCAAAGTCGCCGTGGCGCTGACGGCCATCACTGCCTTTGTCAGAACCTTTATCAATTTTTGGGGTGCCGTTACGCACCGAGATTTTTTGCATGTCGCCCAAGATGTCTTGGTGCTTAGGGATGAGTATATTTTGGTCTTCAAACTCGGCTTTTAGCTTGGGCATCCACTCCCTGTACCAATTGTCGTTAAGCATGACTTGCTCAACCATTTCTGTGCCGTAATGTAGTGCTGCGGCTTCGGCCAAGTAGCCACCGTTACCCGTGGCGTCAAACGCTAAACCTTGTAAACGCGGCAAGCGCTGGGTGAGGTAAAGCATAATGTAACGCTGGGCATCGTAAGTTAAGTTGGTTAGCTCAACCACGAACGGTACGCGCTTAGCCAATGCTTTACTGATTTCGAGAGGCACAAACACCGATAAATCGCCACGGCGGGCGAAGTCTTCCCCAAAGCTGTGGTTTAGCTCGGGGTTAAGTTTGTTCAGTTCAGGGTCTAACTGCTCGGCTATCCAGTCATCAATAAACTGTTGGCGTCTGGCTTCAGGCCAGCTCATAAAATCGCTAGGGGCTTCAAGGCGTAAAATTGGGATGGTGTTCGCCATCGCCGCTTCAATCAAGGTGCGGCCAATGTAGGCACCACCGCCTTTTTTGGGTTCACAAAAGTACTCTTCGCGCGCGTCTTCTTCGCTAGCGGTGTCTTTCAGTAAGTCATCAATCCATTTGCTTTCGGCTTCTTGCGTCCACGTTTTACGTTGGCGCTGGCAAATACGCTGGTAAAGTCCTTCGCGGCAGGCATCTAAAATGGTGATAGTGTGTACTGAATAGCGCTTTTTGCCTGCGCGGCTTTCTTGCACCAACTCGTTAAACAGGTTATCTACGCCGTTGTGTGTGCTGATCAAACGGACTTTGGCGCCCCACATGGTCAGAGCCAATGCGGCTTTAAGTACTTCGGCCAAGCGCTCATGGAATGCCGCTTCATCAATGGTTACGTTGCCTTGCATGCCCCGTAAATTCGCGGGGTTAGAGCTGAGCGCTTGGATTTTAAAGCCACTGGCAAAGTAGATAACAAAGGTTAAGATCTCTTTGCCGTCTTGGCCGTCGTCAATAAACAACTCTTCTTGAATATCACCAGCAGCCTTGTTAAATGCTTTGGCCCACATGGCTGCCGCTTCAATAAACTCGCGCGCCATTTCTTTATTCGAGCCAACATAAAAATGGTTGGTGCCAAAGGCGTCTTTGCTTTTACTGGCTTCTAGCACCGCATCGGCCGCTTCTGCCCATGTGATACCTGTACGGCGGCTCTTTTCCGCAATTTTTAACGGCGAGTCGTCGGCTATCCAGCGCTTTTGGTAGCCAAGCAGCAGCTCGTTGGGATTAAACGGCACCAACTCCATTATGCGATCCCCAATATTTGGTTTTTGATCATTTGTGCGCCTTCAGCCGTTAAACCCGCTTGGATGGCCGTTTCTTCGGCTGCTGCCGCTGCTTCTTCAGCGAATGCTTTGCGGATGTCTTTTTCACGTTGGTGCACTTTCATAGCGGTTTCTTCTAACCACTTGGTTGAGCGCATTACCTCTTTGATTTCACCAATATCTATGTCGGCGTCTTCGTCGGGGTTCATCAACTGGCGCTGCATGGCTTTAAACAACTGAGTTCGGCCCATTTCTAAAATGAGTTTTGACGTTTCGCCCATCGGCTTGTCGCCCAGTTCTGCAACCAGCGCTTTGGTCGCGGCTTGCGTTTCACGCAGTTGTTTACCTATAGCCTCAGTCTTTTGGGCATGGCGACTGAGGCCACTACGCGAAATAGTCGCCTCCTCATCCATGCCCGCATCGAGAATTAGCTGATTTACAGCAACCAAAATATCAGCTTGTGAATTGCCACTATCGCGTAGCATTTCGTCTAGCTTCTTCTTGATGTCTTCTGGCAACGCATCAATCTTACTGGGTTTGCCTCTGCGTACAGCATCACTCATGGCTACTTACTCCGAGGACCAGGACGCTTAATACCAGGAACAACACTACGACCTGTAGCAACATCAGCACCAGTCTGAGTAATACTGGCAACCCAAGTATTGTTACTTAAACGGTCAATTGATACGTAACCGTTTTGCTCCAGCCAATTTAGTTGGGTATGCAATTGGTCACGGCTACAGCCAATAGCGTAGCGGTCTAAAATGTCTCCCAATATGCTGCTGTTTAGACCGTAGTCAGGGGATTCGTTCAATGAGATCAAAATGCTGATCCGCTGGTGTTCAGCCATTAATTCAATTATTGGCATTTCTTTGAACCTCGCAATTCATTTTCCATTAGTAAGTCGGTAACTCGTTTTAGGTCGCCAAGCTGGGGGGAGAGTGCGTCAATTTTTCCTCCGACCTCAATTAGGCGTTTATCTAAGTCGTGTAGATCTTCAGCACTAGGTAAATCTTCAATAGTCTTTTCAACAGCGTTCACTCGTTGCGCCAACTCGTCGTGTTTGACTCGGCTTACAAATGTGGCCCTTAGCCATGCAATAGAACCAGCACCAACGATTAACACGCCAGCGGCTAGCATTTGCTTCCACCATTCCAATACAAAATCCATTAGCGCTTCCTACTGTGTTGTTGAAGCTGCTCTTGACGTTCCTTACAATCCACGCAGTACTTGCATCGGTGCACGGCTTGGCGGCGAGCTTTAGGTATTTCAGTACCACATTCTAGGCAGTGGTAAAAGCCTACATTTTCACCTACAAAAAGAGCTCGATTTGTTTTTAATCCTCGCTCTAAATCTTGTTCAGCTAAACGCTGAGCATCGTCTACCGCATCCATTAGATTTCCTTCGATTTGAAAGTGTGTTCTGGTGTGTTGCAAGCGCTTGGATAGATGTTGTGCCTATAAAGCTTGCTGCGAATATCGACTTCAGAAATTGAACGCCAGCCCTTAGCAAATTTGCTTTGCATCGTGCCGTCGTAGCTGTGCAGTGGAATTTGGTTGGCATCAAACGGTTCGCCATTCTGCCTCGCGGCAATCTCAGCTTTTATTCGTTTTATTCGGCCTTGCGTGTAGCTCCATTGCCAATTTCTACCCATGATTGACTCCCTCGGTGGCAAGCTCGGTAATGTGCTCTAAGCGGTTATACCAACCTTCAAGGTTCGGTCTTTGTGTGGGGTCGTTGGCGCAAATTCTTGCGTATTTACGAGCGCGGCGCAGGCTCAAGCCAATAATGAGCTGGTTGGGTAAAATACTTTGGCAAGCTTGGAGAGTCTTTGAGCCAAAGCGGCCATCTGGCTTAGCGCCTACATAACGTTGTACGAGCTGAGTCATGCCAGGTACACCGTGTTGAACAGCGCCATCTAACAACATGAGCGCCGACCCTGTATTCATGCTCTCGCAATACATTGGCCGCCAATAGTCACGGTGATACAAGCGAACAGCTTGAGCTAATGTGAGTTCAGCAATATTGAGATTTGGATAAGCGCGTTGACTGATCCCAAACTTAGTTAGTCCGCCTCGGTCTGACGCAACATTGTTGATACCGCCATCTGCACGTAAGCCGCCCTCAAGGTATAGAATGGGAATAATTGAGTCGGCAAAATTTAAAGAAAACGGTGCTAAAGCATCGCGGATCTCTGGCTGTTGCTTAAAGTAGTTAAGGTTGGGTAAGGTCATTTGGCATCTCCATCAGGCTGTGCTGATAGAGTGCCAATAGCGTTGGTGAGTGTATTTTAAACTGGGTTAATAAATTTAATCGTCTTCGATTCCTTCTTTCTTCCGACGTTCATTAATTTCGTTCTGAATGCGTTCTTCTTGTAGCTCCATCAGTGCTGCTGGGAGTTTGAAGGAAAGTACGGATGCAATGAAACCTGTATATAAATATATATATTCAAACCAAATCACTAGTTTAGGGCATGGTTTTTTAATCAAGATTGCACAAAAAATCAAAAACAATGTGATTAGATAAAGCTTGAAAAGCCACTTCTTTCTGACTAGACGATTGTATGTCAACACACTGCCTAACTGGGCGACTTGCCAACCACCTGCTGGGAGCGATTTAGGATCTCCAATCAGGGTGATAACGGCAATTAAAAAACCTGCCAGTATGGAAAATACGGTAACAATGATATTTACCGCATCTTGATTATTGTGGATATAAGGTTGACCAAAATAAGAAAACAGACCAGCCCACAATGCCAAGCAAAGTGCTAGTTTAAGTTTTTCTCTATCGGTCTTGTTTTTCACTGGTTTAAGATCCCCTTGTCCTTAAGGTCATTATAATACGTTCTTAGCTTTTGCCATGCATCCACTTTCGTTACTGACTTACCTTGCTTACTAATTTTATCATGTGATGAAATCTGGATTTCATGAGGTGAAATCTTAGTATCACCATACGTTATGATTTCAAAGCCCAAGCCAACTTCGTTTTCTGGGTCATATTCGTGAACTATTTTCTCAGCGGCTAATTTTAGGTGTTTCTTTCCTGTAGCACCAAATTCTGGTGTTTTTCGCTTATGATGTGCATTCTTTCCATCAAATCTTAAACTGACTCTAACATCGACGTTTTCCATTTCTGTCATTTCAGAGTTTTCAGGATCTTCTGCAAATACTCTACTAAATTCTTCATATACTTTGTTCATTAAGCCATGTGACTTCTTATCTGTTTCTTCAAGCCTTAACAAACTTGCATTATACAGTGACATGTTCAAATCAATGGCTTTTACGCCTTCTTTTCTTATCACTTTAAGCTTATTTGAATCAGCAATACTTGCCAAGGTCAGAGTATGTCCTACTTCTGGTTTCCCATATTTTGCAAGGATTTTCCGGAGATAATATTGAAGACCAGCCTCTCTGAGGCTACTAGAGCAAAATAAAACATGGTTATTACGGATATAAGCAAACAAATCTCCATCTAAGAATTCTTTTCCTTCTGGTGCTGCATATATATCGGTGTCACATTCAGATTTAGTTTTGTCATTGTCTAAAATAGAGGCTTCCTCACCTGGCTTGTAGCTTGTAATGTGTAAATAAATCCCCTTATGTTCATCTTTCACCTGTGAAGATGAGCATTGAACCTCACCACCAATTCTGGCAAAAGTTCGCTCTCCGGAACTTGGAAACTGCTCATGTGCAGCAATGATCATTTTTTCTAAAGATGTTTTGGTTTTAGCTTGCCAAGAGGCGCGTCGGTAATAGAGCTTTTTACTTCTAGTTTCAGTGTTCAATACTGTCATAGTGTTACCTTGGTTAATCCATTCGCGGCAATGAGAGACAAAGGGTGACAAGTCAAATGTACTCTCCCTGCACATATTTAAAGCTTACTGTTTCAACAATTAATTAAATGTAAACTTTTATATATGTAAACTTCAACTAAAAGTAGACACTTAACCAAACATTTAGCGAATCTTTGGGTTAAATCAAATGTTTTTGTTAAATCAAAGTTTATTTTTTCAACCAAAAATCTGGGGGTTGTCCGTTGCCAAAGTATCGCATCATAACGCTAAATACGGGCGCTCTGTCGCAAATGAGTAAAATTATTCCGAAAATAAACACAAAACTATTTGCCTAACATTTGGCAAATGTTATAGTCGAGTTAATGGATTGAGTAACCAGTAGTAACGTAGCACGGACAGCCACGGCATCCGTTCCCATTTTTAATCTAAGTTAAAGATTATTTCTTAATTTTGCTGCTATGCTGTTTGCTCCAATTACATAAGGAGTAAAAACATGAAAACAAAAACACAGATCCCAAGTCAGCTACTGAAAACTATTTTTGGCGGGAGTGCTGGGGGTGGTGATGGTATAGAACCACCGAAGGCATCCGTGAATAAATCTTCGGGCTACGGCGCTGAACAGGATCAAAGTTATAAAGGGTAAAGGACTTTGAACGAATTTTTCGTTGCAATAGGCTGGGCGATCATTGTGAGCAAGTTTGTTGCTCTGATTGCTCTCCTATTTTTTTCAAAACAAGGAGTTAAAGAGATGCTTACGGGCTTCCCATCTAAGGATTGGAGAGAGCAAGTTGAGCATTCTTTGTTTATAGTAACTGCGGTTAGCTTTGGTTTTCACTTTCTCGGGCGATTCATATCAGATGCCATATTGTCAGCAAGTATAGATCCCGCCGCCAAAAGGCAGCTTTATTATCTATTTTTTGCACTGTATGAAGTGATATATGTAGCACTTATAGTAAAGCTACACATGATGCGTGATTGTGTTTTTGCTCGTTACTCACGATTTGTCTGCTTTCTATCTGCTGCCATGGCCACATTGTTAATGGCAAGATATGTTGATCGCGTAATACTAGAGGCTGATCTGTTACGTAACGTATTCAAATACTGTGTTGCAGGAATTAACGTCGCAACGTTATTAGTAATAGGCGCATACCCTGCATTTAGAGTATTTAATTTGGTTCCGAGTAAACGTTGGGTTTAGAGATGAAATTTGAAGTATTACTCTTAGCTATGATTTTTGGATGTTGCGTTTACTTGTATTACATGGCGTTTAGGCTAAAAAGCCTAATTAAAGTGATTGAAGTACCGAGTAAACCAAGGCTAGCTAGTCACTCAGTAAATAATGTCACCTCTCTATCAAGCCATAAGAAAGAAGTGCTTTTAGATCAGTCAATCCAGCTGTTGGCAAAAACTGAAAGTTACGAGAAACACTTTGAACACGCCTCAAAGGAAGAAATAATTCATTTTGATATGGAATTTCGCTTTGAGCGTAGGCGGCTACTCAAAGCACTAAAAAACATTGGGTATTTTGATCGAGTAAAGCAAACTAAGTAATATTTTAGTCAGTGTTTACTGCGTTCAAAACATCTCTTATTGAGTCATTGCTCATATTACCAGTCAATTCAGCTTTTACTAAAATTCTCGTAGCTTTCTCAATTAATGAAAGGCTTTTAATCGCATCAAACTCTCCATTTTCGCCCAGCTCATTCTTTAACCTCTTCGCTTGATAAACTGTAAGCAGTGCTTCTCTTGCCGCATAACAAGCAGCATCTACAGCGCTTTCCATATCAAAAGACTCTTGGTCAATAAGAGAAACTCCAGCTCGGTTTCCAGTTACTACAAATGCAGCATCAAAACCCATCGATGCGAGTTGAACTAGTTTATCTGATGGAATGGCAATAGATGATTCCCATCGACTAATTTGCTTACTCGACATTCCTAAAAAATCTGCGACATCTTTTTGGCTTAAATTCAAACGCTTACGCTCAGCCTGAAATAATGAGCAGACATTTATGTCTGCTTCTGTTGATTTTGAGGACATATATGTACTATTCTAAGCCTAACAATTAACCAAACCTTTTATTTTCACTCGCCAAAGTTCAGGTAAAAGGTTTACTCAAAAAGGTAATGTACTATGAAATCCTCCGAAATTAAACAAGCTATTGCAAACGAAGGCTATTCGCTTTCTATGGTTGCTGATGCACTGGGTGTTAGTCTTGCAACTGTTTCAGGTGTCGTTTGTGGGCACACTAAGTCTCAAAAGGTCGCAAATGCTATTGCCAAGATCATAGGTAAAGAGACCTGTGATGTTTTCCCCAACGTTACAGTAAGCCCACCAAGAGGGCTGATTAACAGAGAGCAAGGCGTTAACCAGCTTCAGCAGCTTTTGGCCTCGTAAGGGCTAAGTAACCACTTTACTAATAACTGAGTTACCGAACTTACAGGAGCCACACAATGCACATAATTAGCCCGTACATAGCACAATGCTATCAGCGCCAACAAAACCGTGTTCTGTTGTTGGTACAAGCGATTAACCACCACTCTGCGCTCAATATGCGTATAGCTGCCAAGTTCAACAATAAGTTGGCGCAGTTCTTTAGCGCTCGCGCAGTACACAGCGGCACAAGGTTTGTCGTCAATACACAGCCATTCAAGCAAGTTATTAAATTGGTAAGTAGCAAATTCGGTTTGCATGGTTTGGTCTCCCGTTTACGTGATGATCAAATTCTAGCCAGTAAGATCCTCTATTTGGAAGTTCCAAAAAAAGTTTGTTTTTGGAATACCCGTAAGCTGACTTTAGCATTGCAAGTTGGGGGGACTTATGACCAAGCCTAAACGCCGCCAGTGGAGCCGTGTAGTCGCTCGCAGCCTGCCTGAGTCCTTACAACTTTGTAAGGAGCATGGAATGGCGACACGCAATATGAGCGTCCCACGCATCGCCGATAGAACGGGTGTAAGCACCGATATGCTTTATAAATACCTTGGTAATGGCGATATGCCTGCTAGCTTATTAATCCCATATATGGCTGCTACAGGTAGAGAATACCCACTCCAATATATGGCACACAGCCTTGATAAGCTGGTTGTCGATATGCCTAAAAGCAAAAAGCCTTCAATGCCAACATTGAATCATCTAAACCAATTTGCAAATCAGGTAATTGGAATGGCCATGCAATTGGAAGAAGGTGGTGGAAACCATCAACACGTTGCAGAGCAAATAGTTGTTCTGATGCAAGAATTGGCTTACCAAAAACTCGAAGTCGAACGTCTCGACGATCCCCAGCAGCAGCTTATTTAGGAGCAAATAGTATGACTATCAAAGACCAAGTTGCGCCTAAAAAACGCCAACCAGAGCAAAATACAAGCATTTGTATTGGTAAGCATGCAGGTAAAACTGTGCTGCTAATGAGTATGGAGCAGCTAAAAGCACTGGCACACGGAAAACCACAAGGAGAGAACGCATGAGCTTATTAACCAAACCCGTTAGCGCTGAGCATATAAGCGTACACAGCAACCGCCCTCTAATTCAGTGCAATTGTTGTAAACGAATTGAGCAAGCAAAGCAGGCAGTAACTAAAAGCGCATGGCTGCAAGCTGCAAACCATATTGGATGGCGTCATGTTCAAAGTGAGGCGTTTGATATCGACGTTGTGTGCCCCAGTTGCGTGAGTGATTTTAACAACCCAGTTAGAAAACCAATGAAGCCCATTAAGAGAGTGTCAGCATGAGCCAATACATATCAGCACAAGTGCAACGTGTACTGGCAGCGGTTGAGTTGATGGCGGGTAAAGAGCTGGATGGTGTTGAGCCAAAGCAGCTGGCTAAGGAGTTAGACACCAGTCCAGCTGATGTAACGCGCATATTGGCAAATTTGGCACAAGCGGGTTGGGCTGAGCGCCTACCGGGGAATGAAAAGCGCTGGCGCTTACATAAAAAGCCAGTGCAGCTGAGTAACACGGTAGACCACAACATGAAAAACGTACTGCGCAACTTACAGCAAGAGTACAACAACTACAGTATTTTGAGGTAGTTATGAGCGAGAAAGATATAACACCGACGGTTGAGAAAGCACTAGTTGACGGGAAAGACTTGCTTGCTTCAAAAGAGCAAGTATTAGTTGAGTTAGGTCAAATACAGGCTTTTGACTTTATACAAAAACTGGCGACTGTCGCCAGTTTACGCTTACTCCAAAAAGCTAAGGAAACCAAAGCATATAAAGGGCTAGCCTATTCTGATGAAAGTGGAAAAGTGGCGACTGTCGCCACTTGGGATGAGTACTGTACTCACAAGTTGGGTGTGGCAAGACGCACTATTGATGACCGATTAGTGAATCTTCAACAATTCGGAGAAGAGTTCTTCGAGCAGTCACAACGTATGCAGCTTGGTTATCGGGACTTAAGAGCCTTACGTCAATTACCTGAAGAAGATCAAACATTGGTTATTGAATCAGATGCCGTTGAAGCAGGTGATAAAGAAGCTGTAAAAGAGCTAATCGATGAACTCAAAGCCAAGCATGCCAAAGAGAAAGACAAGTTAACGCAGGAGCTGGACGCAACCGAGCGCATGCTCAAAGTGTCTCGTGATTCTTCATCCAAAAAAGAAGAAGAAATCATCAAGCTTAAAACCGACTTAGAAAGCAAAAAGTTTAGTGCCGAACGCTGGAAAGGCGAAGCCAAAAGCTTTTTTGAAGCGCTGGCTAAAACCCAAAACCAAGTGCGTGAAGGGTTTAACCAAATGCTGGTGCTCAGTGAGCAGCTTGAGACGGTGCAAATTGACGATAAAACCTATGATGCCGCTAAATCCGCGTTTTATGCTGACAGCAAAATTTTACTAACTCAACTCGCGCATGTATGGAACGAAATACACCGCACCTATGGCGACTTAGACGATGCGCGCCCCAGTGGTGAGTGGCTGGCCGAAATGGGCTTCGAAGGCACTGAGGTGATCGAATGAATGCATTATCTCTAGAGTACTGGGCTGAGCAGCTAGACAACGCAGGCCACGGCCAAAAAGGCACAATTCGCGAAAAGGCATGTGAAACACTGGGCCTAAGCAAAGACGCGCTATATCGCAAACTCAAAAAGCTAGGTTGGCAAAGTGGCAAGGCTAAACGCAGTGATGCAGGCACAACAGCGATGGACGATGAAGCCTTGAATATGCTGGTGGCCATTTTAAACCAAGGGGTACGTGATAATGGTAAGCGGATCATGGATGTTACCACGGCTAAATCAATCTTGGTTGCTAATGGCTATGCCTGCTTAAGTACAAGCCAGATCAGCCGTGTACTAGCTAAACGTAATGCCTCAGTTAGCGCGTTAGATAGAGCAACACCGCATGTTCAAATGCGCAGTTTAGCGCCTAATCATGTACATCAAGTAGACCCTAGTTATTGTTTGCTTTATTACCCGCCAGGTAAAAAAGGCAAAGTGCAGCGCTACGCAAATGATTCTGAGTTTTACGCAAATAAGCCAGAGAACTTAGAGCGCATAAAGCACTTACGAGTGTGGCGTTATGTATTGGTTGACCACAATAGCGGCATGATCCGCGTGCGTTATTACGAGTCGGCAGGTGAAACGCAAGCCAACATGTTCGACTTTTTAATGTGGTGTTGGAAGCAACACGAAGGCTCGCCATTTATGGGCGTGCCACAAATTCTGTTATGGGATAAAGGCAGTGCCAACACAGGTAAAGCAATTACCAATGTATTAGATGCACTCAAAGTTAAAAATATACCTCATGAGGCTGGAAACCCCCGCGCTAAAGGGGCTGTGGAAGTGGCAAACAACATTGTTGAAAAGCAATTTGAAAGCCGTATTTTGTTTGAACCGGTTAGCAGTGTTGACGAGCTAAACGAGTCGGTATGGGCATGGCAAGAGGCATTTAATGCCAACAAAATACCTGGCATGAACTGCAAGCATAGTCGGCACAAACAAGCACGTTCAGATGTATGGCTAACCATATACCAACCACAAAACCGCGACTACCTGCGCATGCTGCCAGATGAGCAAGTTTGCAGACTACTACTGACCAAAACAGGTGAAACACGGAAGGTGAACGGTGATCTGGAGATCACTTATGTTCACCCACGTACCAAACAGCAGCACCGTTATGACATTAGTGAACTGGAGCATGTACGTAACGGGATCACGGTTTCGGTTAGTCCAATTATTGTGGGTGATACGCCGGATTTATTAGTAGGTGTTACAACCCCCCTTGATGAAGTGGTGTATCACCAAGTTCAGCCAGCAGGTGTTGGTGAAGATGGCTTTAGGTTAGATGCCCCTGTAATTGGTGAAGAGCACATCCAAAACAAAGACACAGCGACTCAAAGCGCAGCTAAAGCAGCGGATAGGCTCGCTTTTGAAAATCTCAGTGATGCAGAAATCAAGCAGGCTAAGAAGAAAAAGCTAGCTCCATTTGGGGGCGCTTTGGTCGCTCACACACACCTCAAAAATGTTGAGCACGACACCCGCATTGCGCCTAAGGGAGAAGCTATTGAGCCAGACCACGCGATTGCTAAGCAAGTCGCCGAAGCCCCACGCAAAGGCAAGGTGTTGGACTCGCTCGATTTACGCATGGTTGTCGCACAGCGTTTGGGTAGGCCCCTGCGTCCTAACGAAATTGATTGGCTGCATGGCCAAAGTATTGCTGAAACGGAAGTGTCAGCGGTTGTTGAACAGTTGCACCTAGGAATTGTGGAGACTCCAGTGCTGAAGATAGCGAGATAGCAGTTGAAAATAACAAAGCTTAGCCATGTGTTTGAAGTACTGGGGGTTAAGCAAGCCCAAGTAGTAAAAGCATTAGCCGCTAAAGGGCTGAAATTTAGCAAAGCTAGTTTAAGCCGTGTAGCAACACAAGCCGACTGGCCAAAAACCTGTGATAGCAAAGCAATTAAATCAGCCATTGCAGAGTATTTAAAAGAACTCGGTGCAACCAGCGAGCAACTAACCGATTTGTTTACCTGGTATGAGCCAAACAAGAACGCACAACCTGAAGTTGAATATGAAGATCCGGAGCCTGAAATGCTAACAGCTAACGCAAAGAAGTTTTTTAAACTACGTCGTGACCCGTTTGAAAACGAGATAACGAGCGAGGATGACCTATTTTTGGTTGATGCCCACCGTATTATTTTAGAAGACATGCTAACGGCCGCGAACGCTGGCAGCATGATTGCGCTCTATGGCGAGTGTGGAAGCGGCAAGACGATTATTCGCCGCACCTTTATACACCAAGTACAACAAGATCATCCTGATGTAATTTTGATCCAACCTGCACGATTAGACCGCCGCAAGATAACCGCAGAGTCTATCTCTACCGCTATTTGTAGAGCGCTACAAATCAAACATAAACCAAGCGCTGAAGAGCGTGATGCAGCAATAGAAGAGGCATTGATTGAAAGCGCCAACAACGGCCATTTACACCTAATGGTAATTGATGAGGCGCACGATTTAAGCGCTGATGTGATCAAGCTACTCAAGCGTATTTGGGAGTTAACGCACGGGTTTAGGCGTGTGATGGGGATTGTACTGATCGGCCAGTCGGAACTTGCCAAAAAGTTAAGCGGCCAGCACGTTCGTGAGTTTAGCTGGCGCTGCAATCAAATAAAGATGCAGCCGCTAGGGATTTATGTTCCCGAGTATATTCGCCATAAGCTATCTCGCGTTGGTGTAGATGCTGACAAAATTTTTACCGAAGACGCCCTTAGCGCCATTCGCGGCAAGTGTATGGGGCGCATTCGCCACGGCATTGCATTGGATGATGCCGAGCTAGACCGCTCTTACCCACTCAATGTAAACACTTGGCTTGCTAAAGCCATGAATGCCGCCGCTCAAATTGGTGAGCAGCAGATCACAGAACCATTAGTTTTAAAGGTGTAGCTATGAGTCAACAGGTAGAAATTCAATTAACCGGTATGGCGTTGGTTCAAGTGACTAAAACAGTCACCGTTTCACAAGAGCAGTCAAAGGCGCTTTTAGCTGATGATGGCGCAATGCAACATCTGTTAGCCAGTGCGGTAAATGCACCAGTAAAGGCTTGGGATAACGTTTTTGGTAAGCGTGAGCTGATAGAAACAATTGAGCCTACAGGGGTTCGGTGTTTAACCACGCATTGCGGTTGGGTTGGGGAAGGCGTAAGTGTTTGCCCCAAATGCCAAGGTCAACGCTTTCACAAATTTCAATCTATTCAATCAAGGTAGTAAGGGATCATCATGAATACACAAGACAATACAGCACGCACATTTTTAGCAAACCCGCGCGGCTATCAAGTACCGCTAAACAAAATTGCAGCCCACGACATTGAAAAACACGACCTAGTAAATGGGTTTGTTGATGAGGCTAAGGCGCTATCTGAGTTGCATGATGAATTTAAGCGCAAGGTGTTTAAGAGTGTGAACACATTTATAGCTGATTTGTTTGCGAGCTATAACGTTGAGATAGGCGGTAATAAAGGCAATGTTACGTTAACTAGCTATGACGCCAAGCGCAAAGTAGAAGTTGGCGTTGCTGATCAGATCACGTTTGGCCCTGAGATAAATGTGGCAAAAGAACTCATTGATAAAGTGATCAATGAAAAGCTGGAAACACTAGGCGAAGACAAGCTACTACGCCAAATTGTACAAGATGCGTTTAGCACAAACAGTGATGGCAATTACAACAAGGCGCGGATCATGGCATTGCGTAAATACCGCCTAGCCAGCGATAGCGAAGACTGGGCCAACGCGATGCAGGCACTTGATGATGCAATCATCTTGTCCAGCACCAAAACGTACGTGCGCTTTTATGAGCGCAATGCGCTGGGTAGCTGGATTCATATCCCATTGGTAAGCAAGTCTCTATAAAGGTGGCGTTATGTATTTATCAAAACCTAGATACATCCAACTTATTCATATTGCTAAAGGCCAGCTTGCTTGGGACGACGAGCTTTATCGCCAAGTATTAACTGATCTGACTAAAAAAAGCAGCTGCAAGGATATGAGCGCAGGGGAGCTTAAAAAAGTCTTGGATCATATGAAGGACAAGGGCTTTAAAGTTGAAGCTAAAAAGAGTGGTAAAGGTCGTAACTCGCCAATGACTCGTGATATAGCCCCCGAAGACAAAACCCCGCTGGATAAACTGCGTCAAGTTTGGATCGCGATGAGCCATCGCGGCTATTTACGCGATGGCTCAGAGGCTGCGCTGCTCAATTGGAGTAAATCACAAGCTAAGCGTATGAATAGTAACGTAGCTATTGAGTGTTTGGAGTGGCTACGCGCACCTATGGTTCACTCACTGATTGAGCAGTTAAAAAGCTGGTATGCGCGTCTGATGGCAAAAGACATGAGCGAACTAGCTCCTGATTTAAAAAAGCTGCCACTGAACGATGAGGAAAAGTTCGAGGCGGGGCGCTTTGTGTATAAATATAGCAACTTTTCAAATTGTAATGTTGAGCAGCTTGAGAGCGCTCTTAATTTCACAGGCCTGATGTTAGGTAAATATAGCGAGGTGCCTAGTGTCTAATTTAGATCATGTGGAATTGGGCAAAGCGTCTGAACGTGCTGAAGGTATGCTATTTACCATTTTAGAGCTAGTAGCCGAAGGAACTAAAAAGGCACTCGGCGAAGACGAAGCAGCTAAACTCGGGCTAGATGTAGTAGACACCGTACGTACAACATTTGGTGGTGAATATGTTTATGTATGTAAAGGCCGTAAGTTAGATGCAATGCTTAAGAGCAATCAGATATGGGCGGAGTTTAGAGGCAATAATCATCGAGAACTGGCCAAAAAATTTGGCTGCTCGGTTCAATGGGTTTATACGGTGATCAGAACTAAAAACCTGATCTTGTATGGAGACATTCAAGGTGATCTTTTTTCCAGTATCGAAGAGCCTGGAATTCGAGGGTCAAAGTAATGCAAAGAGATAAAGATGAAATCACAGTAAACAAATGGCTCTTACTGCTGGCACTTTTTACTACTTTACTAATTGGTTTTGAGTTTGGAAGAAGGCTATATATAGAAGAGCAATTGAAAGAACCACAGCAAGCAGCACGAATAGGCCGAAATGGTGGCCCGTCAATTCCGCCAATGGAACCCGAAGCACCACCTTTATATAGAGTGATTTGGGAGCTAATGAGTGAGGAAAAAAATGAAGAGTAATAATGTAGCACTGCAACATATAGCTAGTTATCTAAATGCTCATGGATGCAAAACCCTCGATGAAGTTGATGGTGCTTTGCAGTTGCTGATTGAAACGGCTAAAGTTACACAGAGCCAGTACAGAAATGGAACTGCTGAGAAAGCGACCTCAGTCCCGTCAATTAATTAAACATGGAGAGAGAAATGGGAATACCTTCAATCGAAGAGGCTATCATGCTATTTGTCATTGGTTCGGTATCAATACTTTTTATTGTGCTGTTCGTAGCGTGGTGTAAGAAAAAGCGATAAAACAAAAAGCGGCGCAAATTTTTGAGCGCCGCTGATTTTCACAATATCAAACTCATTTTAAAATAGGCTCTCACTCAATCCCGAACTCTCCCACATATTCCCGTAGTTTTCGCACAATTAGCTATAGAGTTTTTGTACATTGGATCATGATGAAGCTGTAGACAGAATGGCGTTGTCTATTCATCTATGAAGCTTGTTTCCATCGCGCATCCCTGCGCTCATCTCAATGAGCCGCGAAGCGCAGCTTCGGTCTCATACCAATTGAATTAATTCTCTAATCAATTTGAAGGGTGAAATAGCATATTAGCTTCGTTAAAAATTTCTCATTTAGAACAACTAAATAGCAAAATTTTTGCCTTGCTACTAAAGCTATTTCCCCGCTTCAAGATAGATCATTTACTTAATACA